TGCAAGTATCTATGAAAATCAAAAGACATTTGCTGAGTCTTATATCGAAGAAAAGTATCGGGTAGGCGGTGGAATATTTACAACATTATCTGCTAACCGATACCATAAAGAACAAAGTACAAAAATGTCAGCACATATTGATAGTGGTGATGTAAACGCAGGATTGACAACAATGTGCTGTTTTAGGAAAGGAGAATATACAGGTGCATATCTTACATTTCCTCAATACAGAGTAGCAATAGATGCTCCAGACAATTCGGTTATTATTGCAGACAGTAATAGGTTGCATGGGGTAACTCAAATCTACGGTGATGGGGAACGATTTACTTGTGTTGCTTATTGTGATGGTAGATTAGCAACAAAGGGTTCAGCTGGAAAACAAGTGAAAGCAGTAGGAAGATTTGCCAAGGATTCTACACCTAATTTAGAGGGTTTTCTATGACAAAGCTACAAAACCAGGCTTTGTCATATGACAGAGGAAAAAAACTAAACTTTTTCCTTGTCTATGAGTAGTAAGTTTGTTATAATGGTTTTATTAAAAACGTAAATTTTAACGTATAGGAGAAACAAAATGAGTACTAAACCAATGCAAGCAAGGAACTTGCGAAAAGAAGCAATAGAAGTATTAGGATTTGATCCATTTGATGAAGAATACAGATCCCAAATTGTTAAAATAAATTCCTTTCAAGCAGAATGGATTTTAAAGAATTTGAATAATGATAATCGAAAATTCTCTAAAGGACAATATGCTAAGTTGAGAAAGAATTGGTTGAAGTTTGGTTGGCAGTTAGATGGCAACCCAATGACTTTTACTGCTGCTGGGAATATTCAAGAATTTCAACACCGTTTAGAGTTAATCTGGAAAGAAGATTTTGAAGCAGAAGTTGTTATAGTTACTGGAATTATGCGAGATTGTTTTACGAATACTGCTGTTGCTAAACCTCGTAAAGCTATTGACGAAATTACCAGAGTAGATAAATCTGCAACAGCTGAACAAGTTGCTGCATTAAACTCTATAATGAAAATTCGTGGTTATGGTGAAGATAAAGATACGCGAGTAGATTTAGAGAGATTTAATGCTATCAAACTTTGGAAAATTTGGGGTGATACTATCCAAGAGGCAGAGAAGGATATTGTTGCACCTTTCTATGATAGGACAGATAAGTTTACCTCATTCAAACGTGTCATTACCGCTTATGCAGCTATGATGTTGGACAAAGATTCAGCAGAAACTGCAAAACAGTTATTGACTCTGTTGGGTGATGAACTTCTCAAAAAGAATACTACCTGCTTGACTTCTGAAATGCTAAAACTTAGACTTGATGAAGAAGCTGGTGGAAACTTGACAAATACAAGTCGTTCACAGTTAGTTTATCAGTTGCTTGTTGTTGCTTCTGATAAGTTGGAAGAAAGTGAAGCTGCTTGGAATGGTGAAGTACACTTAGGTTTAGATACAGGAAATCGTACACATGAATCCTTGAAGAAGAAAGGTTACTACCGAAAGTTTTTGAGAAATCCTCAACAACTCACAGTAACTTTGCCGGGAATGGGATAATTGTATGATTATTATGATTGGTGGCATCCCATGTTCGGGTAAGTCAACCTTGATGAGAGAAATAATAAGTGGATTGGTCTCTGCTGAGAATGTAGAGCCCATGAAGCTTTTCTCTTGTCAGAAACATAATGACATACTGGTATTGGGTAGGTATGCTGAGGGTGAACCTTTTGGGGGTACTGATAGATTAAGTTATGGTACTATCAAGAAGTTCAGAGAATTTATAGATCAAGAGCATAAAAACTACAAACATATTATATTTGAAGGTGATAGATTTTTTAGAGCTGTTGATATAGAATGGTTGTTGGAAAACCATGATGCAAAAGTTTTAATTCTTACAGTAGATGCTGAAGAAGAAGCACGAAGGCATAAAGAAAGAAATGATACACAAACAGAAAAATGGTTAGATGGTAGAAGAACACAAATAAAGAATATAATGGTTAAGTGTGGAATGATTACACCGAGCAAAGTTAAAGAACATTTGAGACAAGTAAATAATAAAGAAGATATGTATATTGTAAAAGATGAAATTATTAATCTTATGGAGATATAAATATGTTTGAGAGATATTTTGAGTATGCATTAATGTTTACAGTTTTTTTATGTTTGGCTTTAGCAGGTCATGCAATTATTGATTTGTTATGAGTGATTGGGAAAAAGCAAGGGATGCCTTTTTTGGTATGTTGATAATTATATTTATCATATACATTATGGGTGTTTTGGCAAAGATATGAATAAAGCATTTTGGATATTAATAACACTTTTTTTCTTGGCCAAGTTAGGAAGTATCTTACTTGACCACTACTGAATTGCTGTATAATCTGTATAACGGAATCATATAGGACAGGGGGGCAGTACCCCTCGCCTCCACCAAATTCTATTAGGGGGGCGAACTAGTTTCGACTGTATAGGGAAGGGATATGGACAGCACCGAGAAGAATGATGGCTCGGTTATCAATCATTCAAACTACAAACGCAAACGATTATGACGTTGCGATTGCTGCTTAATTAAGTAGCCGAGTCCGAGGGGTACTTGGGAACAGAAACCCCTCACCAATTGGCGGGTGTAACTCAGCGGTAGAGTATCACGTTGCCAACGTGAAGGTCGTGGGATCGTACCCCACCACCCGCTCCACATTAATCTTTAGAATGGAGAGAGTATGAAAATTCTAATGTTTATGGTTTTTGCATTGGTTTCAACCAATGTATTTGCTGGTGAAGTGATGCCACAGCAGTCTGGTGTTCCAATGACTGATCCTCAAGGATTTCCAACTGAAATTCATCAAGGAGAGCATTTCGTTCCAGCACCTCAAGGAGAAGGACATTTCCCAGCACCTCAAGGAAATGCACCATTCCCAGCACCTACTATGGATGGACATTTCCCAGCACCTCAAGGAAATGCACCATTCCCAGCACCGTTGGGAACTCCGTTTACAGCACCAGCACCTCATGGTGTTGTACCTCATGGCGCACCAGTTGTAGGTGTCCCACATCCTCAAACCCCCTGTAACAATGGAGTAGCACCACAGCCAGCTCAGCCAGGCCTAGCACCATTAGCACCAGAGGGAGTAGCACCAGTAGCACCACAACAAGGATTAGTACCACAAAGTTAAACTTTTTCCTTGTATTATGACTATCATTATGTTATAATGGTTTTACTAAAGTGATGAGAGGGTTGCCTCTCATCATTACTTTGATAATTTTTATAGGAGATTTTGTTTATGACTGTTATGCAAGGCGCACCCAAAGTTGGTAAGAAGAATGCTCGAATGATTACACGAGCTGAATCAGAAGTTACAGGATTGCCACGTTGGGTAGAAATTTACACTTCACCTGCGACTGGTGAAATCGCTTTCAAAGATTGTGATCTTGATGGCGGAGCAAAAGATGTTTTTGCTTGTCGTAAAGCACTCAATAAATATTGGGGTGTGTAAGTAGTTTTATCTTTTTCGTTTTAATACTCCTTAAAGGGGGATGGGAAACCATCCCCCAATTTTATTATGAAAGCAATTATAGTATTATCATTTTTATTACTTAGTGGCTTTACTAATGTTTCTAATAAAGAAATTGATTGTCTTGCAAAGAATATTTATTTTGAAGCAAGAGATCAAAAAGTTAAAGGACAAATAGCAGTTGCATTAGTAACTATAAATAGAGTGAGTAGTAGAAGATTTCCAAATTCTATATGTAAAGTTGTTAAACAAGCTAGATATAGAAATGGAAAACTGGTGAAACATAAATGTCATTTCTCTTGGTTTTGTGATGGATTATCCGATAGACCGAAAGATAAGATTGCATGGAAAGTTTCAAGAGTAATTGCAAAGGCTATGCTAGAACAGCCGGGTGTTCATATTAAAAATTATGGAGAAAGATGGAAGGTAAACGATTTTTTAAATGGTGCAACTCATTATCATAGAAAAGATGTTGACCCATACTGGAATCGAAATATGTTAAAAGTAGCTGAAATTGGGGATCACATTTTTTATATTGATCCTTATAGATATTAATTTAACAATGGGGGGAGATAATATGTCTAGTGAAAAAGAAAAGAAGGCTCCATCAACTCCCGAAGAAAAAGGTGTTTACCTTTTCATGGAAGAAGTAAGTCAAGAAACTTGTAAAGAACTTATTTCTTTTATCTTCACAAAGAGTTGGCAGAGACCTCGACCCAAATGTTTACAGATAGTAATTAATTCTCCCGGCGGAGACTTGAATGCTGCGTTTGCTGTAATTGATGCTATGAACGGTTGTCCGTTTCCTGTTCATACAGTTGGCCTAGGACAAATCGCATCAGCAGGTTTTATGATGTTTATTAATGGTACTAAAGGGCATCGCATACTTACCCCAAACACCTCTATTATGTCTCATCAATGGAGCTGGGGTGCTTGGGGTAAAGAGCATGATCTTTTAGCACAAACTAGAGAGTTTGAATTAACCACAGAAAGGATGATGAATCATTATAAAAGATGTACTGGTTTAAGTGAAAAGAAAATCCGAGAGTATTTGTTACCACCCACAGATGTTTGGATGTCTGCAAGGGAAGCAAAGAAACTTGGAGTTTGCGATAAAATAAAGGACTTCAAATGAGTATAGATATAAATACTACCATAGAAGAAATGGTAAGAGATTTACAGATTTCTTACATAGAAGCTATAGTTAAATATACTGATGATATTGATGGTGAGATTGAAATGGTTGCAAAGCTTTTGAATCGATCTATTAAAGATAAACTTGAAGCAGAAGCAAATGATCTTAACATGATGAAGAAACCAATCAGTAAATTACCTTTGTAATGTATTTTGATGATAGTTTGGAATGATACTACGAAATATAACGAAATAAGGAGAAATACCTATGTCTAGTTTTAAAGATTTAAAAGCAAACCGAATGAATAACTTGCAAAATCTAACAAAGCAAGTTGAAAAACTTTCAGAGAAACCATCTTATGAAGATGACCGTATCTGGAAATGTGAAAGAGATAAAACAGGTAATGGTTATGCTGTTATCCGTTTCCTTCCTGCCCCCACAGGAGAAGATGTGCCATGGGTTAGACTATGGACACATGGATTCAAAGGGCCAGGCGGTTGGTACATAGAGAACTCTTTGACCACGCCTAGATCTGGTTATCCTAACGGAAGTGATGACCCTGTATCAAAAGCAAATACAGTTTTGTGGAACTCAGGGATTGAGTCCGATAAGAATATTGCAAGAGAACGAAAGCGTAAGCTAAGTTACTATTCTAATATTCTTGTACTGGAAGATTCTGCAAATGCAGAAAACGAAGGCAAAGTGTTTTTGTTTAGATATGGTAAAAAGATTTTTGAGAAAATCGAAAGCGTTATGAATCCAGAGTTTAAAGACGAAGAACCAATGAATCCTTTTGATTTTTGGTCAGGTGCTAACTTTAAACTCAAAATCCGTCAAGTAGATGGCTTTGCAAATTATGATAAGTCAGAGTTTGCAAGTCCTTCACCTCTATATGATGGAGAAGATGCAAAGCTAGAGAATGTCTGGAAACAGCAACATTCACTTCAAGGTGTTTTGGCTCCAGAGAACTTTAAAAGTTATCAAGAGTTGGAAGCACGTTTCAATACAGTTATTGCTCGTGAAACTGACGGTGATTTCGTTGAAACGATTGAAGAAAGTACAAGTGATCCGACTGCATCAGTTGATGCAGCTGAATCAACTTCCGAAGATACTTTAGAGTATTTTAAGAAACTAGCTGAGCAATAAGATGAGAGGGGAGTAGTTTTATTATATTGGTGTATAACCAGTAGTATGCTGGTATCATTCCGTTGGAGCTCCGTGATACCGTGTGAAACCGTTTCGGTACTACTCCCCTTTTATTTAATATCCTTTTTGAAACTGTTTTAAGGATTTTAATTTATCTTCTGGTTTTTGTAGAATAGCAGGAGTGTTATTTCCCCCGCCATAATTATTAGTTACATTATGACTATTAACAGTATTTGACATAAATTGCTTGTCTTGTAATTCAGATCTTTGTTTATATAGATTATCTAAATTTTCTGTTCTTGTTCTTGGGTTAGAATGTGGTGATATTCTTGACATATTGGGTGTGATCACACCTTCTGATGGTTTTATTGGTTCTATGGATGCTGACCTTGTCATTTGTGCGTAAAGGTCATCACCTAATACTTTTTTAATTTCTTCTTGATGTCCACGCGTTAGTTGTTTTTTTAAATCAAGATTTGCACTTCTTCTTTTACCTCGTTTATTTCTTCCTCTTTGTTCAATACCTCTATGTTCAGCCCATTTATCTTCCATTTCACTAGTAACAACTAAACCTTTGACATTGAACTTCTCATTTCGTGAAACCACTTTTGTTGCTTTTGGAGTTGTAGTTTCTTCAAGATAACCAACTTTTTTTACAGCGTGCGTTATGGATTTTCTTTCTTCTAAATTTCTAGGGTTTGTGTGTTCAAATTCAAACTCAGCATCTTGTCTGTCAGATAAATCCCAATCAGGCTCTTCTCTTTTTGCAACAAAAATCATTTTTTGAACTGCCCTAAATTCCTGTCTCATTAACGCCTCAGCAGTTTTTCCTTCATCTGTATCTTCTAATCCGCGTCTTGAAAGCTCTTGCCATTCTTTTCCATAACTAACTGCTATTTTCCATTTCTTTTTAATTTTTTTCGCTTGT